CTGTTTTGATACTGATTCTGCTTTGCTTGTATCAATACCAAGTCCCTTTGCTTTATTGATTGTCTGTTTCAGCGTCTTATTGAGTGAACTTACGCTCTTTGATTTTGTAGAAGTTGCCATTTTGTGAAGTATTATACCATTTTTATACTAGGTCTGTGCCGTCCACGTATTCGATGCAGAACACACGTACAATTTTCCACTTGCAGAGTTAACGTACACCTCACCTATCTCGCATGTTGTTGGTGCGGTGCCAAGGGTAGGTACTTTTAACCGTGTGTTAAACCGTGAATACTTTTGAAAGTCCTGAGAGGATGAGAAGTTTCCTCGGTAGTATTCATCAGATAAGGCTTGCAAGTCCTTTTCTAATTGATCTATTCTTTTTTGTGAGTCGTTAGGCATTATACGGTGTCATTTATACGTGCAATAGCTTCCATTCCTGTTATCTCGAGACCACCTGTACTTTCAAGACGAAACTCGTATTCATTCCCTGACGCAAAGGCATCACCTGATGATTCTATTGAAACAAAGGTCTTTGAAAGTGTCGCATCAGTATCAAAAGTACCGATTGTAGTCCATGAGGTAGCACCATCAACACGGTATTTTGCAGTTAAACTCTCCCCCGTTGCTTGTTTACGAAATGATACTTTCAGTGCAAGGAGTGTCTTGTCAGCATCAGGAGCACCAAAGTTAACGATCTGACTTTCAAAAATTGAGGTAAAGGCGTAGGTTGATGCATCATTCGTCTTATCAATAGACCCATCACCTGAGTGGGCAACAAAGAAGTAGTTTCCTGCGGTTCCAAAAGACTGAATACCGTCCGTGTCTACGTTCTCATCGATGATGTCGAGGTTAAGCGAAAAGTTATAGTTGACATTCTTGCGTCCAAACGACCATATACCTTCATTGTATTCAGTTCCCGCACTGTTCGTCATGATCTTTGCACTCCAAAAGAGACGGTTGTTCTTTACTGCCTTGCTAATTGGAATAGTTTTCCCTGTGAGGGCTTGTGTAAATACTTCTTTCACTACCTGTGGTACACCCCCTGAGTACATCTGAATAATCATCGAACCACGTCCTGCTCCTGTTGAGTTGTTTAGGTAACGGTCTGTAATTCCAACCAGGTACCCCTCGATTGTCTCAAGTACCCTCAGTTCTCCCTCTCCCCAGTCGATAGCCTCTTGTACCTCAGTACTGGTTCCATCCCAGAGGAATACCTTAGAAACTCCATTAAAGGTAGACACAGGCGCACAGGCTATTGCTATGTACTTTCCGTAGGCAGTTAACGAGGTGATCTTGAAGTTAGTCGGGAGTGTGAGGTATGCGTCTGAGAATGTTGTTGCGTCTGTAGCTCTCCATATCTTGTTGTTATACGGTAAATACAGGTAGTCCTGAAAGACTAGCCCCTGAGCGATAGAGGTAATTGAAACGCCTGTGGTAGATGCACTGTTTGTGATGGTATTCGTTGCAATTTCCCACTTAAAGATTTGGTTAGTACCCTGAAACCCAAACAGAAACGCTTTATACTCAACAAAACACCCGTTCTGTACGGCTCCATTTCCTTCTGAGGTCGCGGGTAAAGACCAGTTTCCTGTTGTTGCATCTGCTTTTTGGACAATCTTCGTAAGTCCTGCTCCTGTCTGTCCAAGTCCAAAGAGTTTAGCACTTGAAGAATGGAAGAGGAAGTCACGTACAAAGTACTGCTTCATGTCATTTGCCACTGATGCTTGTGCATCGTTTTCAAGTGAACGATAGGGAGTGAGTCTGCTAGGGTTTGAGAAGACATCAAAGTGTTTTGCTACTTGAAACTTTGTTGCATCATTTTCTCGGGGGTCGTCTGAAATTCCACCTGAGAAGTTATTTATTTTTATTGCAACTGTTTTACTCATAGATTATTTCACTTCCCACATGAATACGGTTGCAGTACTACAGTCAGCACTTGCCGTCCACACAATATCAAACGTGGTAGTGGTAACGTTCTGTATAACTCCCGTGGCATGGACTTCTGTAGCAACTGCGGTCAGTCCACTCAAATATATAGAAAATGATGTCGAAGTCCCTATTGCATTATCTCCTGCGGTTACGGATGCTGTTGCATACACACAGTAATTCCCTGAAGCATATATACCATCACTTGTACCACCTGATTGTGACGAAGCAGAACCTTTGAGTAGCCCCTTTCCATAAATATGAATCGCACTCGGTACACGTCCAAGTGAGTGTGTAATGGTTTGTGTGGTTGACGAAGCGGGGCCAGTTCCTACACCAACCTTTGTAGCGAGTCCTGCAACGGTGTCCACATATGTTTTTGTAGCTTTTTGTGTTGCCACTTTAGTATCACTGTTTCCAGTCAAAGCGGTGTCAGTATCAAGAACACTTGTCTCGATCTTGTCTGTGTTGAGATTCGTGAAGTTTGTATTGATTGTGGTACGTGATACAGCACCATTATCTGAGGTTGCGAGTGTCGTTATAGTACTCATGCGGGTTTTGCGCTATTACTAATTTCTCCAAAGGTAAGCCACGGTGTCGAGAGTTGCCATGGTAAGACACTTGCAGACCATAGAGGTGTAAATGAGGGCTTATCACTATTCACAAAGGTGGTAGTAGGCTTTGCCAGATTATTGAATGTAGTGGTGGGTTTTGGGAGGTTATTTATCGCCATATTTATTTATTGTATTGTTGTGCTGGTACAAAGCGTCGTACTTCGTCATTATTACGCACACTGAAATACTGTTTCATCTTCTCTTCCTCTTTCTGCATTTCAACTGAAAGGGCATTGAGGTTAGCCAGTCCAAGGGTTAAAGCTCCATCGTATGCGGACGCGATGACAAACCCTCGGTGAAGCATAGGCGCGACTCCTGGCTGTTTTGTTGTGTCGGTAGCAGTGAAGTAGCTACCTGCACGCTGAAAGTAGAATTTGAGTCCACTCGTAACACTAGTTGCGGGTTTTGGGTAGAGTCGGACGATATTGTCAGCAATCTTGTCGTAGTAGAGGGGCTTACCTGTTGTTGTATACAGTGCGTCTAAGGCTACGGGTATCTCTGATTGGTCAATACTTTTGAGTTCCCTATAGTTTCCGTCACTATCCAGGATGTCGATACGGGTCAGTGTGATGATGGGGTTACCTTGTTCGTCTACCAAGAATGAGTACTCTGCTTGATTTGCTACAAGGTTTGTCGTTCCGATAGGTAGTTCAGAGTGGTTGGTATCATCCCACTGAAAGGTTCTATCTGCTCCGATTGCGTACCCTGCTACCGTATCAAGCCAGTTATTGCATGAGTTGACTACTTTGTATGTTGGCCACTGAGTAGCATCAACACGCATCATAGAACGTGTTTGTTGCAGTATTCCGAGGTTGTTTGTTGTGTCTGAAAATACCATGGTTATTTATTATCTGTTCTATACGCCCCCCTAACGGCTTAAGAGGGCGCGAAGACTAGATAACGTGCCAGAGCGCGCTACATTCTCCTGTTTGGTTCAAGATTCCTCCACCTTGCTGTGCAAAGTTTATGAAAGTATTTGGTGAAAATGTCCTGATCGTTGCTGAACTAACAGTCGTTGACGAGGTATCAAGTACAACTTGAGCACCTGAAGCAACACTTGTCGTAGCAATAACCGTACCTATAGAAGCGTTTGTAGTTGACTTACTGATTGATACAGAGGTAGGTGCTGATGTTGCAGTAAGGATACTGATACCACCTGCAATAAGCGTACTTGTGCCTGCTGGTGACTGCAACGAACAAATAACTGTGTTTGTTGCCTGTGTGAGGTTTGGCCGTCCTTGCGAGTACAACTGGAACTCTCCAATTGCGAGGTCGGGTGTATTACGTGCGCCCACAGTGTTATCAGATACACGTTCTACTACTGTCTTCCCACTATTACCAAGTGGAAGAAATACACCAAGAATCAAGATTACGAGTCCTGCGAGTCCTAGTGTGATTTTATTTGTCATTTGTATGAGTGTTACTGATAAACTATGCAATTGCTTCGAGTTTTCGTTGTAGTTCGTCCTTCTTAAGTTCGTACTTCGCTGGATTTTGTGCCTTGTATACCTCGATCAAGTGCATAAAATCTGCCTTTGCCTGTGATACTTCCTCTCGTTCTTCTTTTTCTTTTGCCATGTTGTTTATTTATCTTTTGAGCTGTCTACTAGGGACATATTGGTGGCTATATCCCCATGAAACAGCCCAAAAGGGCTGTTAAATGGTTATGCCAGTGTAATGTCAATTGTTAGGTCTGAAGTTGGTGTCCACTGTTTGAATCCAACAAGTCCATAACAGACAACTTCTTTACCTGTCACTCCTGTGACTCCCTTCTCCTCAAATTGAAGACCACGTGGGAACGCGTAGGTTGAAACGTTCTTCACTCCTCCTACTCGGTGTCCTGAGTTTGTCCATGTCTTTGTACCAGATACGGTTGTAGTTGTTGCGTCTACGAATGTACCAGATCGAACAACGTAGATGTCTACACCTAAGATTTGACCATAAAGACCATTGGTGAGCATGTCATCAGCGTAACGGAAACCAGAGGTTGCCATTGCCTGAATAATACCTGTGAGGTCTGTGTTTTCTACAACAACGTACATTCCTCCCATTGCATCAGCGTAACCTGCACACTTTGAGATGATGTTTGAGATAATAACGAGTACGTTTGCAGTTGTTGTGAATCCTCCTGCTGGTGTGGTGTATGCTCCTGTACCATCCTCACAGAGGTTATTAAGTACCCACTTGTCGATAGCAGTAACGACACTATTTGTCATTGCTGTATTTGCAGTGAAGAATAGGTCAAAGTTTGCAGTAATATCCTCAAATCCTTTGATTTGACCAGATACAATGAACTCATCCGCTACCGTAAGGGTATCGTCTGTAGTTGTGATGTTTGCTGGTGTGTATGTACCTACTACAGCTTGCACCACGGTGCTCATTGCGGTGATATATGGGCTTGAGATGGTCTTGAGTCCTGTTCTGTCTACCATACAAACCTTCTCTGCAACTACTTGATTGCGGAGAGCTTGCTGGATTTGTGCGGAACGATATTTGTCACGTAGGGTCTTTGTACTGAGTGTGTTGGTTGTTGCCATTTTTAGTAAATTATCTTTTTAAAGATAGATTTACCACCATTTGTCTATCGTCCTCTTAATTTTGCATGTATAAGTCGCTCGATTTCATCATCTGATTCTGGTATTTTTCCGTTACTCGCACGTTGTACCAGTTCATCGTCTGTGATCTTCACGTTTCCTCTCCGAACATTCTCGATATTCGTTGCAATAGCAGTATTGCGTTGTTCATTCCGAACGTCTAGCATCGCTTTTAGTTCTGGATGACGGACTGCTTCACGAATGGTGATACCTTCAGAGATTGCGAAGCGTTCTACACGCTCCATATCTTCCTCATGTATCTGTGCGTTCATGATTGCTACAAGGTCAGCGGGTGCAAGTGATGCACGGGTTGACGTTTGTAGTGCTTGTCGCTTATCAAGTTGCTCCTTGAAGTGGTTCTTTTGCGCTGTGGTTGTAGCGAGTCTCTTTTTCAAGTCCTCGATATTATCCTCATGCGCTTGTACTTCATCGACTACTTGTTCCTCTTCCATCTGTTCAACTTCTTCGACTTGTTCGTCTACTACCTGTACTTCCTCCGAGTCATTTAACATAGTTTTGTCTATTATTCATTTGTGAGGGTTTTGTCCCTATTGTTTATAATTATACCACGCGCCTGTCTATTTTGACGAATCGCGCATTAATCGCTTCTTCTGTGCTTCGGGTGATTCTGCTTTTTCACCTGCAAGACTTTTAATGAATAACAGGGAAGGATCAACGTAGCCTAAGATAAAGAGGTACGCGGTCATGTTTACGTAGTTTGAAATATGATCTGCACCAATGACTGCTAGATCAGCAAGTTTTATCTTTTCATCAGCGTCTAAGTCTTTCAATTTATTGAACTGTTGCTCCAGGTACTGTCTTTCAAGTTCTTTAGCTTCAAACTGCAACTTCATCTCTTCCGCATCCTTTGCGCGTAGTTGGTCAGTGAGTGTTGTTAACAGTGAGGGAAGTTGACCGAGGGGAAACTCTGGGGATAATTCGGGTAACATCCGCTTTTTAAGCACATTAAACACTTGTTCGTTGACCGCTTGTCTAATCAGTCCCTTCTCTACATCCGTGAGGGGAAACTGTAGAAACACCTTGCGAATTGTGTATAAGAGGACGTGGTTTTCTGCAAACGTATTCTTTAAGAGTGACAGTTCGTCGCTATTAAAGATCATCATCTGGTCTTTTTCGGGCATTGTAGTTATTGATTAAGCCGTTAATGCGGGCTGTGCCACGGGTGGTGGTGCAACCTGCGTCTGTTGTGGGATTTGTGCGAGTTCAATAGGAGAGATGACACCTGTAGCCGTGAGTATCTTTGAGACAACAAGCTGTGCCGTTGGATTATTCATGAAGTTCGGGTTTGCTATGGTAGCAAGGGTGGTATTAAGCGTTGTGAGTATCGTCTGCTTATCGCTAGATTCATTCGTTACGTTGACTTCGAGTCGCCATTCAAGACCATCAAGG